GTGGGCATCGATTCCTACCTATCACCGTTAAGTACTGGGACCCTATTCGAGAAGAACCTCCGGTTGCCGATGGCACCTGGGACACGGTAGTCGTTAACGTTCGCGACTACGATGTTGTTCTTAAAACATTCCAGTGGTTACAAACTGGAAAGCATCAGTTCAAGTCACTTATCATTGATTCCATCTCTGAACTTCAAGTGAAGTGCATGGATTCAATCGCAGGTACTGAACAAATGAAGATGCAACAATGGGGCGAGTTGCTTCGTCACATGGGTGCGCTATTGCGTGACCTACGTGACCTTACAATGCACCCTACACAGCCGTTAGAAGCTGTTGTATTAACTGCTATGGCACGACCTGGAGCAGACGGACGTTCACGTCCTTACCTACAGGGTCAGCTTGCAATTCAAGCACCATACTTCTATGACATCCTTGGCGCAATTACAGTAGAAACGTTTCCTAATCCGGACCCACTGCAATCACCGTTTAAGGCACGTCGTATGTACGTAGAGCGTACAGACGAATACGAAGCAGGCGAGCGAGTACAAGGTAGACTTGGAAAGATCGTTGAACAAGAAAACCTTGGTATCGAACGCATGCTTGACATGATTTTTGGTCCAAGTACACCAGCAGTAACACCACCAACAACTAAGTCAGGAGAATAAACCAGATGAGTTCACTCAATTGGGGCGATCTTGTAAAAGACGCCGGAGATGTAGGCAGTTTCGAACCACTACCAGACGGTGACTATGATCTATTAGTTCAAGAAATCGTCGCAAAGGTTTCACAATCAGGCAAGACTATGTTCTCGCTTAAAGCACAGGTCCAGGGCGGCGCACACAATAAACGTCTTGTTTGGGATAACTTAGTTGTTACTCCAGAGTCACCTGCTGCTCTTGGTATGTTTTTCCGCAAGATGGCAGCTCTCGGTTTAGGCCGCGAGTTCTTTGCAACAAGTCCTTCTAACGCTGCAATCGAGCAAGCTGCTAAGGGACGCGCATTTCGTGCACAGGTTGGCTCTCGCACATGGCAGGGTCAAAAGAAGAACGAAATTAAGATGTACTATGTGTCTACAGCCGCAGCGGGAGTTCCTACAACTGCTGCAGCAGCACCTGCACCAGCGCCCGCACCTGCACCAGCTCCGGCGCCCGCCGCTGCTCCAGTAGCAGAAGCACCAGCTCCGGCGCCCGCCGCTGCTCCACCTGCTGCTCCGTTCTAAATAGCAGTCTAAGTAAGTCTGGTTTATCATCTATTCCTGGTAAAGTGAATAGGTGATACTCCAAATCTACTTAGAAAGGTAGCGGGCATGAAGGTTCTAATTACAGGATTTACTGCACTCCAAATTAACACGGAGAAGCGTACGATCCAAAAGATTGACGTGCCTGCTTCTATCGCAAAAGCATTGCGTGAAGCTGGCCATGACGTTGATTGGCGCAAGGTTACGCCAGGCGAGGATCTTTCATCTTACGATGTTGCGTGGGTAAACCTTGCACCGTTAAACTCACTTAACGGACGCCAAGGTGCGATGGGTGCACTCTATACTTTGTCATCAGGCTTACCTTGTGTAGGATTCTTTGATGATTGGCAATTTAATACCGTGTTCAACGGTGCTCGTGCTTTAATTCGTAAACCTGAGATGTTGTATAAGCATCTGCTTGTGGGAACAGAGCATCGCGGTGAAGAAGGCGCAACTTACTTTAGTCGTGCAGATATTGAGGCTGCAGTTGAACGCATTAAGGAAACAAACCCTGCGGCGGCAAAAAAGTGCTACATCGAACGCTACTACATGATGGACTCAGATGAAAACGTACAGCCTTATGAAAAACGTCTAGTTGAGGCATCACGAGATCTAATCGCAGAACGTTGGCTTGCAGGTATGGTTCCAGTTTGTCCTATGTATTCTTTTGGTGACAGAGCTATCGTGCGTAAGCGCATGCCAGATGCGGTAGGACCTATCGAGGCGTTAGATCCGACGTCAACTGTTATTCCAACCCTACAACCTGTTACCGCACTTCCTCCTACAGAGAAAAAGCGTGCATGGGTTCTTGGAGCTCTTATGCCACATGATACCTGGCTTGAAAGAAAGAATCCAGACTGGCAAGTTGAGATCGTAGGAAGTCGTAAGCTTATTAAGAAGCTTGGCGGACAAAGATTTGCAGCAGAGCAAGATGTACTTGAATTTTACAATAAGCACTGGGGAATTCTTTCTCCACCGTATCCACACGCAGGATCCGGCTGGTGGCGTAGTCGTTTTCTATACGCAGCGCACGTTGGCTCTATCCTTGTAACCGATAAGGGTGAAGGTGATCCACTTGGTGATGCGTATAAGCTAAAGATCTCTGACGTTGAAAAGATGTCGGACACAGAGCTGCATGCAACTGCCATGGCTCAACGCGCCGCTCTTACACCTTATATCCCGGAGTACACCGCGTTTGTTGAACACTGTGACCGTATCATTAAGCGTGCGGTTGCCGAGGACAAAGGCCGTGCATTGAAGGCAGACGGTACACTCGTATGAGTAAAATTCTTATCACAGGTATGAGTGCTTCTCATGCTTCAGAGAAGGCTAACATGCGCTCGTTATCTTTTGCTGGAGTAATGAAATTAGTTCTTGAGCAGCAAGGCCACGAGGTTATTCAGGAAAACCCTGAGGTATCCTGGAACACAAAGGATCTTGAACAGTATGACTCCGTGCTTGTTGGAATTAGTCCTATAACAAGCTTAAGTGCAAATCACGTCTACGGAGCGTTAAGTGTTATTGACGTGCTGCTTGACTCGCCTAAGTTGCGTTTATTTATTGACGCACCTGAACCTGGAAAGATTACCGCAAGTTTACGCGCGATGATTAAGACGCCTGACAACCTTACCAAGCCTTTTTATTCCTACCGTAGAGGTTTTAGTCACGCGTCACAACCAAACATGCTTAATAATCTTATAGAGGTCATAGAGGACCTGCTTAACAAGCCTTGGCCTATAACGTTGTACCCGTCATTGTCGTGGACAGACGAGATCGAGCACGTTGCTAACTTCCTACCTGAAGGCGCACGTAACTCACTTAAGGCTATAAACTTAGATGCATATTTAATCTCAACGCAGGAGATGCTTGACATCGAGCGCCGTGATAAATGGGTAGTAGAAAACTACTCTACCAAGTGGGTTAAGTCTACCGCGTCTACGTTATCAACTCCTACCGTTCCTATGAAGTGGAATAAGTCCTGGAGTGACTCGCAGGTATACGCGCAGATAGCCTCAGGTATAGGCGCACTTATTCCTCCATATCCTTCTAGTACATGGTGGAGTTATAGATACATCCAGTGCATGAACGCGGCAACTCCTATCGCAACAAACTGGAAGGAAAGTCAACTCTTGGGTTCATCATGGACTCATCTTGCGTCGAGTATCGAGAGTATGTCACAGGAAGAACGCTTATCACTTGCTACACAGCAACGTAACGCATATCTAGAAAATATACCTACACGTAGGGAAGCAGCAATTAACTTATCACAGGCACTAGGTCTATTCACGAGAAAAGAGCAAAGCTAATGACCATCTTGTTTAATAACTGGCTACAACGTACACGTGAACTGCAAAAGGACGTATACTTTATTAACTACGAAGAAATGCAAGGCGATAAGCCTCAGAACATCCGTAAGTTTGTAGAGTACCTACGCTGGAACATGCTTGCGGTAGACGATGAACTTGCAGAAATGCGTCAGGCAATCTCGTGGAAGCCTTGGCAACACGACCAACCTTACGCAGACAGAGAAGAAGTAATCAAGGAAGCCGTTGACGTTTTGCACTTTGTTGCAAATATTATTGTTGCAGCGGGCGGAACAGACGAGATGCTAGACAAGTTCTATCTTGAAAAGATGGAACGCAACAAAGAACGCCAGCTAAATGGGTACAAGGTTAAGGACATAGGAGTAAAGTGTGCTCTATGCCAGCGCGCAATTGACGACGTAGGTCGTGGTGCAAGCCCTGATATGTGCGCTAAATGTTTACCAAGGGAGGTAGATTACAGTGCCTGAGATCAACGAGCAATGGATTAAAGAACAGATGCAGGAGGCAAAGGTTAAGGTCGGCGTAGGTAACGCACTGCTAAAACTTATTGCTGCCTGGGAACCACTAAAGATATCTGGTCCTCAGCAAAAAGAAGTACTTGCGTTATTTAACAAGCTAGCGCTTGGTCACGCGGTAACTCCTGAGGTTGCCAACGAGGTATGGATTGATGCGCAACCAGGAGCAATTACCGTAGGAGATCAGGTGCGTGTAAAGCTTGATGCGTATCAAGGTTCTACAGGTTCTATGCATAACGGGCGTAGAGGCAAGGTTGTAGGAATTCGCTACGGCGACATCATCTTTAAGTCTAACGATAATAGGGAACCTATCCTTGACGGAGCTCACTATTCACCTTATCAACTTCAAAAGAGAGTTCAATAATGAGATCTACAGTTGAATTTTTTATTACAGGTTCTACCTTGACTGAGATTATGGAAGGTGCTAGGCAGCGTTGGCGAGATTTTTGCGGTGATGAAAACGCAACCTTGCCTACAGACTCAGAGCTGCAGATCAAGGATAAACTTGATGACGGAAAAATACTTACAGGGATCATCACTATTCGTGCAAAGGTAGAAGATAAATGACAGAGAATGAAGCGGTAGTTCAGTATCGTGTTGAGGCTTTACGCGAGGCCGCAAAGATCATCACAGGAGACAGGGACACGCAATACGGAGGCCCTGAGGAAAACTTTGCCCGTATCTCAAAGGTATGGTCAATGATCCTCGGCGTCGAGATATCAAATGAAGATGTCGCGATGATGATGGTTGGGTTAAAGGTTGCGCGTTACGCGAATAAGTCTGGGTTCCAGGGAGATACCTGGATTGATATCGCGGGATACGCAGGTTGTGGCTACGAGGTAGGTATGTTGGAGCTAGAAAAGAATGCCAATCTTTCTGCGTAGATAGCACGCGGTAAATGGTAAGTCGGTATAAGGTCCTACCCTAGGAACTACGAAGGGTTATTGCCTTGTCACAACATACCTTTATTGACTGCAACGGGCTTGCCGCGTTCATGAGTCTTGGCTTCGTGCAAAATGATATGAAGATGATTCAACGCACAGGAACACTAAACTTTGGAAACGTCGTTGCAGAAAACAACCGTCATCTTCTTGGAGATGATTGGACAGCAGAGTTTTCAGATGA